AAAATATTTTTATCAGCAAATTGTTGATCTAAAAAATAAACAAGCAAGGATTAATTTTGAGTTGGATCAAGTTAACGCCTCACTTAGCGTATTTCAAAACGCTTTTACTGAGAGCTTTAAAGAAGAAGAACCAAAAGAATCTGAAACCAAAGAGCTTAACCAAGAGGTAGATTAAGATGACAGTATTTGAATTAATGAATTGGATCACTTTTGTTGTGACTATTGCTTCAATAGTTTCAGCAGCCACTCCATCCGTTAAGGATGACAAATGGATTGCTAAGATTCAAAATATTGTAAATATCTTAGCTATTAATATTGGCTACGCTAAAAACAAGTAACAAAAAGCTGTTTTAATTTTAAACTACTTAACTTTATTGTTTTCTCAGTATATTATACTTGTATGGCTAGTAAACCAAGAAAAACAACAGCAGATGTAGCTCACGACCTAGCCAAACACGAGGTGCAATGTGCAGAAAGATGGAAAACTGCTTTTCATCGTTTTGACTCAATTGAAGAAAGTGTACAAGAAATAAATAATACGCTCAAAATGAGTGTTTTTGCTTTTATAGGCTTTTTAGCAACTTTACTTATTTCTTTAGCGACAGGTGTGTTTCCTATAAATTAATTATGGACTACAACTCTAATGAGAGGCTGTCACCTCATTTTAAATTGAAAGAGCTTGAGCGTTCACAATTAGCTGAACGTTTTGATATAGATAATAAAGTTAAAGATGAGCACGTTTTTAAAAATTTACAATTACTTTGTTCAAATATCCTTGAACCAGTACGTACTCATTATGGCGTTCCTTTTTCACCTAACTCTGGTTATCGTTGCCTTAAACTTAATAGAAAACTCGGCTCATCTGACAACAGTCAACATACCCACGGACAAGCAGCAGATATTGAAATCCCAACCGTATCCAATTACGAGCTTGGGTTATGGATCCGTGATAACTGTGAATACGATACAGTCCTCTTAGAGTTTTATAAAGAAAATGACCCATCTAGTGGATGGGTACATGTTTCTTACGTTGAAAACAACAACCGTAAACGAGCTTTAATCTTTGATGGTAAACAATATAAAAGTCTTGAATAATACTATACAATAGTAGTGTTATGGCACTAAACAAGTTTCAATTTAGACCTGGAATATTTAGAGAAGGAACTGCTTATGATAGTGAAGGCGGTTGGTTTGATTGTAACCTAATACGTTTTAACTTTGGCAGACCTGAAAAAATAGGTGGTTGGCGTAAAGAGATTGCTTCAACTTTTAAGGGTACAGGTAGACACTTACACAACTGGGTACTTTTAGACGGTACACAAGAACTAGGTTTAGGCACTAACGAAAAATACTATATTCTTCAAGGGGGAGCTTACTATGATGTAACTCCTATTCGTAGAACCACAACTGCAGGAATGGTTACGTTTTCTGCTAGTGATGGTTCATCCACTATTACTATAAGCGATACTGCTCACGGAGCGGTTATTAATGATTGGGTAACTTTTAGCGGTGCTGTTAGTTTAGGCGGTAATATAACTGCCGACGTTTTAAACCAAGAATATCAAATAGCTTCTGTAATAGATACAGATACTTATACAATTACAGCTAAAGATACTGGCGGTAGTACTGTTGTAGCTAATGCTTCCGATACAGGTAATGGAGGAGCTTCGGTAGTAGGTACGTACCAAATTAACGTAGGTTTAAATGTTTATAATACCAGTACAGGTTGGAGTGTTGGTGCATGGGGAGCAGGACCTTATGGTTCAACTACAGGTTTAAGTTTTATAAACCAACTTAGACTTTGGTCTGCAGATAACTTCGGTGAAGATCTTATTATTAACCCACGTAACGGTGGTGTATTTTATTGGGACGCTACTAACGGAGTAAGTACAAGAGCGGTTGAATTACAAAATATAAGTGGTGCGAATCAAGTTCCTACAATAGGTTTACAAACTCTAGTAAGTGAAACCGATAGACACGTTATAGTTTTTGGAGCCGATCCACTTTCAGGCGGTGTAAGAACTGGCACTAGTGATCCTATGCTTATAGCGTTTAGTGACCAAGAAAATGCTTTAGAGTTTGAACCTCTTAACACTAACACCGCAGGTAGTTTACGAGCCTCAGAAGGTTCAATTATTGTAGGTGCTAAAAAATCTAGACAAGAGATATTAGTTTGGACAGACACTGCTTTGTATTCTATGCAATTTATTGGACCTCCCTATACTTTTGGTTTAAACTTAATTAATAAAGGTACAGGTTTAATTGGACCGAATGCAGCAATAACTGCTCCTAACGGAGTATTTTGGATGGGCTACGATAGTTTTTACGTTTATAACGGTGCTGTACAAAAAGTACCTTGTCCTGTACAAGATTATGTTTTTGGCGGAATGAATGTTAATCAAAGCTTCCAGTTTTTCGCTTTTACTAATAATGAATTTAATGAAGTCGGTTGGTTCTATTGTGCTGAAGGCAGTAATAACGTTGATAGATACGTTACTTATAACTACGTTGAACAAGCATGGGCTTACGGTCAATTAAGTAGAACTTGTTGGTTAGATAGAAATATAGTGAATTACCCACGTGCCACAGGCGGTAATTATTTGTACGAACACGAATACGGATATAACGATGACGGCTCACCCATGACTAACGTCTATATAGAAAGTGCAGATTTTGATATAGGAGACGGTGAAAGTTTTGCGTTTATAAATAGAATAGTGCCTGATATGCGGTTTTTAAATAATAGTAGCGACGGTAAAGTAAACGTTGTGTTAAAAACTAGAGACTATCCAGGAGACTCACTCACTACTAACAGCACAAGTCAAGTAGGAGGAGACACTCAACAAGTTTATGTACGTTCACGTTCACGTCAAGCTGTACTTAGAATTGAGTCTGATGATGACGCTTCAGGCGACGGTAATAACGATACAGGTTGGAGGCTTGGAGCTACTCGTATAGATATAAGACCTGACGGTAGAAGATGAGTAAGTTACTACCTACTAGGCTACCTATAAGTTATGACACACCTGTTACTTCAGACGTTTATAACCGTTTAATAAGAATTTTAGAACTTAACTTAGGTAGCACTGACCCTGATAATACACGCCAAGTAAGCACAGCCGAAAGAGACCAAGAAGCACCGAGCCAAGGAACTTTAGTTTTTAATACCAACACTGATACTTTACAGTGTTGGGACGGTACGCAGTGGCGTGATTGCTTTACTTCACAGTTTTACGCTACGTCTACTGGGTATGGTTTGACTAGTAGTTTAGGTACGTTAAGTGTCGTCACTTCGTAAATGTAATTATTGTAAAAAATCTAAACCCCCTAAAGATTTTGACCAAAATAAAAAGGGCGGTTATCAATGTAACGCCTGTAAAAACGAAAGAAGACAAGAAAAAATCAACAGTAATCCTTTTAACTATATACAAAATTTATGTGTGCAGCTAAGATACACACGTAAAAAACAAGGTGTGGAGTGGACTATAACGCCTCAAGAGTTAAACATGCTTTACGCGAAACAAGAAGGCTTATGTGCTCTCACTGGTGTAGAACTTACTTATAAGCGAGGTACAGGTGAGGAATCCGATTTTAATATATCTATTGACCGTATCGACCCTGCTGGCGGTTATTATATTGAAAATATTCAATTGGTGGGTAAAGTTATTAACTTTTTAAAACGAGATTTACCAGAAGAAAAATTTATCAAATTGGTTAAATTATTATACAATAATCTAAAAGATTAGCTTATGACTATTGACGAACAAATGAAAGAAGCTCATAAAATTGAGCTTAACGTGAATCAAGAAAAAACTTGGTACAACTTAGCTGAAGGTTTTGATAAATGGAGAGTATTTCCTAGACTACTTATAACGCTTTACGGAATAGCTTTTTACAGAACTACAGAGTGGTTTATGACGCTACCTGACCCCACTAACGCACAAAGTGCATTTGTGTCTGTGGTGGTTGGCGCAGGTGCTGCATGGTTTGGTTTGTATGTCGGTAGAAAATAAAGACCCCAACACAGAGCTTTACGACTATAAAGGACTGTTTTGGGATGACGTAAATAAACGTTTTTATAGATGGTATGAGCTTAAATTGTTAATGCAAGAAAGAGAAATAAAGGCAAAACAACATGATACCAAATAAATTATTAGACGTTGTAAGCGGAGTAGTAGATAAGTTTATAGTAGATAAAGACTTAAAAAATACTCTTAAACATGAGATGGAGATGTCTCTACACAACGCTAACTTAGCACAAATAGAACTAAATAAAGCAGAAGCACAACATGCTAGTATATTCGTAGCTGGTTGGCGACCTTGTGTCGGTTGGATATGTGCTATAGCTTTAGGATATCACTTCATTTTAAGTCCTATTTTAGATACTATATTGGCACTTTCAGGTTATACTATTACTTTACCTGAGTTTGAATTCGGTCAGCTCAGCACCATCCTAATGGGCATGCTCGGTTTAGGTGGCTTACGTACATTCGAGAAAATGAAAGGTGTAACAAAAGGTAACTAATGGGTTTAAAAAAGTTTTTCAAAAAGAATCTAAGGGACATAGCCACCGTAGTGGGTTTCGCTGTTGGTGGTCCTGCAGGTGCTGCTATAGGTCAGGGCATAGGCTCAGTAGGTGAAGGTAGAAGTTTACAAGACTCTTTAATGAGTGCTGCTAAAGTTTATGGTGGTGCTAATATAGCTAGTGGTGCAGGCTTACAAGGCGGTGGTGGTTCTATAAGTTTTGGTCCAGGAGGTATCGCTCAAGGTGTTGCTACTAATAGTGTTCCAGGATTTTTCCAAGGTTTAGGTGCAGCAGGAAGAGCAGGTAGTTTAGCTGGTATCGGAGAAGCTTTTGGTAGTTTAAGTGGTTTACAAAAACTAGGTGTTTTAGGTACAGGTGCTGCTATGTTAGGAGGCATGGGCGAAGAACAAGGCACAGCTAGTATGCCAGCAGCAGCAGGCGGTCAATATTTAACACAAGGGCTACGTCCAGCGACAGTGAGCGACGTTTACGGTACAGCCTCAGGCTTACCCTCAGCTAGTACAGCACTAGCTAGTGCTATGCCAGGAGCAGTAGACCCTATTACTCAAACCTATTTACAAATGCTAACAGGTCAAGATCAAGACTACGGTCAACTAGCGTTTCCTGAATTTAGTCAACAACCGCTTATGGCTAAAGATGGCGGTATAGCAAGACTCGCTGACGGTGGAGCAATGCCAGAGGTAGATTTACGTAATTCAGGGGGTGGTCTAAGCGATCCTGAAGGATCAGGTGATGAGGATACTATACCAGCGTTGCTCGCCGACGGTGAGTTTGTAATGACTAAACAAGCTGTAAAAGGTATAGGCAACGGAGACCACAACAGAGGTATAGAAGCGTTATACGCTATGATGGATTTTAATGAAAACAAAGCACAAAACATGGGGTTAGGT